TGATGACTGGTGGCTGCAAGCAGATAAGATACTAGACGACGCGGAGGGTAAGTGATGAGCTACACTCTCAGCGATGAGCAGATTGATTTTATCCGCTCCGCAGAGGCTGATTTAGGACGCGCGCGCTACAATGCGTGCGTCCGAGAAGCAGCAGAGATCATAATCCGAGAGGCATCTACGCCTGGGCCAGAAAGCCCAGACATAGATCAGCACCTACAGGACTACAACACAGACGTCAAGCGGCTGGTGTACAGGTTGGTCCTCTGGGAGCCTCTCCCAGATAAGAGATCGGGGGGTACACACGATGTTGGATAATCGCGACGGTTGGGGCTGCGACGATCGGGAGCCGGAAAGAGCATCCATTTTCTAGGCCACAGCCCCAAGGATGGGGCTTGCGCGCGTGCGCGAGACCGTGTAAGGTGCGCAAAATTTGCACAACTTAATCGGCCAGGAGGCGGAAACCATGCAAAATCGGACCAACCATAAAGCCTTGCTACTCTGCTCACTCGAGGCCAGAGGCATCTTGGCATCCCTCGCGTACGCAGCCTCCGATATCGCCAGTCTCCGGGAGGACGGGGGGATCGAGATCAAGCAACTATGCAGCCTAGCGGGGGTTACGCGACGCAAAGCCAAGGTCCTGCTCGACGAGTTGGCCGCCGCCAGGGTCCTTACTTTGGACAAAAAAAATAACCGAACAGTTATATTTCCCGCATCCGATAATTATTCCTTCTCTGGAATTTTTTTGACATCTCTCTCTCTATCTAGGAAAGAAGATATATCAATACTCTCTCCAGAGAGAGAGAGAAGAAAGAAAATAACCGGAAAGGAATACACGGAGGTGTCCACAGATTGGGAGGGCCTGTATGGCAACGACGGTGGAGAAAAAAAAAATAGCACAAGCTCGCCGCCCCAAAAGACGGAGGGCACGACGGAAACTAGCTACGTCCAGAAAAAGGAGTTGACATCCAGCGCAGAATACTGGATAGTGGATGCGTGGAATGCGATCGCCAAGGAGTTTGACCTGCCAAAGTGTTGCAAAGTTACAATCGTTAGGCGAAAAGCCATTGCTAATCTCAATAAAGATCCGCAGTGGCGGCAACAATGGCAATCGGCGATCGACAATATCCGTAAGTCGCCTTTCCTTCAGGGATCGAAGGGCTGGCGGCCAAACATCGATTGGCTCCTAAAAGAGCACAACATGACCAAGGTCATCGAGGGGACCTACATTGATAAGCCACGATCCATCAACCCAGACCAAGCCGCAGCAAATCAGCAGCTATCTGCCCAAAGCACCGGGCAACCCACCGAGTATCCTCGGACAAGACGGCAACAAAACAACGATGCCTGGGACCGGGCCATCAAATGGGTTGCCGACCAGCGTGAGCAGCAACTCGCTGATCAGGCAAAGTGCATCAATCCAACAGACGATCAACGATGTCACCGACAAGCTGCTGCCGATCTCACCCCAGGCATGCGGCGTTATCTTAGGGCGGTTGCGGGTGTCGTGCGTGATGCCGCATGACGACGAGGACAAAAGCAAGGTCCTGCTCGCTGAGCTGACGCGCGACGTTGCGCACCTCCCCGAGGCCATATTGCGGGTTGCTTGCGAGGGCTGGCGGCGGACGAGTAAGTACTGGCCGCACGCCAGCGAGTTGCTGGCGATCGCCGAGCCGATGCTTGACAAGCATTACCGAGACCTGGACTACTTGCGCTATCGCAAGGATCAGCTCGACGTGCAGGCGGCGGAGAGCGATCCGGTCCGGTCCGGGCGAGCCAAGGAGGTCGCTAATCGGGAGCTTGCCAAGATGCGCTCTATCCTCGGAGGCGGCGAATGAAAACAGAGATACTTAACAGAGACCTGGATGATCTTAAGGAGATTGTCGACGTGGACCTCGACTCCATCATCCAAGCTATTGATGATATGGGGCGACAGGCCCATAAAGGCGGGTATATTTGTAAGCATATCTACTACCGCGCTCGGGTAGCATCGGTGTCGTTGCGCTTGGCTCGTGATAGGATGCAAGACCTTATCCCCGTTAGTCATCTAGTAACCGGAGACTAAAATGAAGACCCTCAATGAGGCAGTGGCTGTTGAGGCTGGCGTGGCAGAGCTTGAGACGCTCCTCGGAGGGGAGACTGATAATATCATCCAAATGATGGATGATATCGCCTATCGAGCGACCGAGCGGGGTGCCCGCGATCTGGCCCATCGTGCAAACGTTGCATCTGCGGTGCTGCGTATGACGAGAGATCGTGCTCAAGAGCTTATCCCCACACCTCCCAAGGCGGGAGAACTTTACAAACTTTCTGAAGCTGTAAAGTGATGTGCACAGATAAGCACGCGCTTGAGACTGCAGCGCGGACGTTATGGGACGGAGCAACCAATATGCGTGATCTAGCCCTGGCACAAGCATTAGATCACACCTGCACCAGGGACTTGATTGACGATCGGCTGTCGCCGGAGGCAGACGACGCCGCCTTGCAGTTCTGGTCCGACGCGATCCTAAAGCGATATAGGGCTCGTAAATGATCAAATCACTTGTAGCCCAAGCATTGGGTGCAAAGCCAAGCCCTACTGAGCCAATCCCTCATAAGACCAATGTTACCATCAACCATGTTGGTGATGATGACCCCACAATGTGGGGAATCAATGCGATCCTAGACGCGCTTGTGGTCCTGATAGAGAGATATCCACAGGAAGTACAAGATGGGATAGGTCGTCTAGTCCGTGCAGGGTTTGAGCGGCGTATGCATAAATACGCCAGCCAGGATGACGCATCCATAAGCCTTGTGGAGAGTAACCATGACGTATTCCGGGGTTGACAAATGATCGAGTTTGTGGCTATCGTGAGCACGATTAATCTGATACTGCTCATCTACACGATGTCTGGGGGTTGATGATGATTAACATTGATTTGTGCCCTGAAGAGGGCCGCGACAAGAAAGTTGGTGTCGCCATTGCCCTGGCAGTCCTCCTTGCGATCACTGTGCCGACTGTGATGGTCATGACTATGGTGGGTGCGCTGGTTAGCGATCTGCTTTCGGCGGGCCACTATATTGTGGGCGTGATGGCGGGGTGGCTGACATGAGTTTTGAGAGGCTAAAGAGATTAAGTGAAATCTTGATCGCCACCAACGGCCTCAGACAAGAGGCGATGGACGGCATGAACGCCAGCCTGCATGATATTGATGCGGCGCTGGAAGACGAGGCCCGGATCGGTGATGCGAAATCACGCACAGTGTGCTACCCTGTAGGATCTGAGGGTCATGTGCGGCTAAGCTGCATAGACTGGTCTGCAGACGATCTTGTGGATGACTAACCTATAAGGCAAAAGCCGTGACTAGAGATAAGGCAAAAGAAGCGTTAGAAGAATTAGAAGGACTAGCACGTATCGCAAGATTTGGCGTCCCTTTTTGGACGGAAGGGATCGGGGATAAATATCAATACGACGAAATAGATAATTCTGAGAAGGTTATCAGAGACGCCTTGAATACGACTACCGAATGAGTTATAAGTCATGATGGGTTTATGGCGTCGGAAACTAACCTACGCAGAGACTTACACCAAAGCGGCTGAGCTGATCCGGGAGAGGAAGCGAGACGCTGAAGCAGACCTGCACATGGTCCGTTATGGGATTGAACCGGAGCCGAGCGATAGGCAAAAAGTCATCAGGATGTCTTCTCCTGTTTTTAAGGAGTTATTGTTAGATGCGATTTCTGAATTCGTGTCGCACTACTCGAGTAGACGGACGGATCCAAAGGCCCTGTCGAGGGCGGCCCTAGATGCTTATGAGGCTTGGTTCGTGGAGGGCCGAGAGTAACCTGATGTTTTGGTCCAAGCTCAAGATTACCAGGGAGCATTGGCTGTTTCTCCGCACCTTGCTTGAGTACGGCTTTGCCGGTCGTCATGGTCGCCCATGCCCAGGGATGGGATTAACCAAATACCAACCTCACGGGAGGTTATTACCCAATGTCCGTAACAGATTCCCTATGGGAAACAAGAAAACACAAGTTTGAGAAACTGCATCCGGGGAGATGGCTCGGAGACGCGATCCGCGCCAACCCAAAATACAAGGATGTGTTTGGGACGGCCCCCCACAAACTTAATCCGCATGACTACTCGCTTGATGAGCTGGTCTCTAGGTGCATATCCGCATATTCGGATAATGGGGTAGACGTTGGCCTCCACAAATCTCGTAGTGGTGCCCCCATGAACAGGGACTTGTTGCTGTCTGAGGGAAAGGGAACCCTGGAAGAGTGCGAATATCTGTATAATCGACCTCCCCCAGACTACAGGGGTATTCTGCGTGCCAAGATTACTGATCTCGATGTGATTGCCGGTGAGTTGGTATCTTTGACCAACGACCCAGTGGCGGGCCTTGCTTCCCATCGGTTGAGGGGTGTTTCCAGCGCATTGGTCAGGATTTGGGAATCGGATGACATAAAGTGGAGTAGCTGATGTACCCAGCTTATACGAAGCTCGAAGACGACGAGCGCACCCGCTGCGAGGTCTGGACGCGAGTCATGGGTTACCATCGGCCGGTTTCCGCCTTCAACGCAGGCAAGCAGGCCGAGCACCGGGACCGGCAGTACTTTACCGAGTGTTCTATCGACGAGGAGAAGGTGCGGGAATGCAAGACCTTGTAATACTTTGTATTCTCGGCCTGTTCGCGGCACTCATCATCGGAGCAACATACGAGATGTCAGATGCCCTGGTAGAAGGGGCGGTGCTCTTTGTGGCCCTCAAGGCTACCGAAGGTAAGAGCCTTACTGATTTGATCCGTGGTGTCGTGATGTTTGCGCATAGGCTGGCAGATTCCAATAGGGCGCGATATGACAAAGACTCGCCGAGGGGTTGACTTATGACCGCATTATCTGTTATTATCGGTTTGTCTGCGTACCTTGCGGATGTCCTCAACCGGCCATTGTGAGCTGGGCATGATTACACCCAAAACATATGCTGCTATCGACAGCAAGTTGGCTGAGCTTGCCGATGAAATTATCGAGTTGGCAAATGAGAATCTCGACGAACATGATTTCTCAACCTTGGCTCGTATTTCTGGATCGGGGTTGCGTGAGTTAATCACAACTAAGCTGTCGGATCGGTTGCCGAAAATAGCCCCTGTCGATCCTGCTCACAGCACTTTGGGCTCGTACTGGAATAGGTAGTGATGATTGACGTAAAGACTAAAGCTCGCCTGATAGGAGTGATTGATGTCCATATCGATGACGGCATCGCCTACCTAGATAGGATTGCAGAGCGATGCTTGTATGAGAGTGTCCGGCAGAAGGAAATAGACCAGGATGGGCTAAACGTGGCACACTCGATCAAGGTGGCATCACTCATCATCAGTTCAGGCAGGGATCGATTGCGCGACCTAATCAACGTATCCGAAGACAAAGAAGACAAAAAGGTAGGCTAATATGCGTAATGTGCTGATTGTAACCCTGGTGGCGACCGTTATCTCTGGGTGTGCCTATAATCCTTTCAGGCCACATGAGCATGAGAAGGGGTCTTTCCGTGCCAGGAATCCAGCCCCGGTTTATGACCGATCCAGCCCGCAGGTGAAAATGCAAGAGTTTGACGCTTTTAGCCGCAGTGTGATAGATTATTATGAGGGCTTAAGAAACCGCCCGAATCCGTATCCAGACAGCGGGCGGTATGGCGAGGAGTTTTGGACTAAGTGATAGGGAGTTCGGGTATGTCAAAATGGTAGGCAGTGTCTGGGTGAAATTCTCTGTTCGGGGGTTCCCACCTGTACGGCTCTGGTTGCCATTGTACGGAGTTGCGAGTCAGCCTAACTTCTTTAGCGACTTTGTTAGGCTTGGTAGGGCGCTCGATTCCACCTAACGCTTTTGTTGCCTCTTTGAGGGTTGTAAACTCTCCGATATAAGAGTAGTATAGCCCATTGATGTTTTTGTATTTCCCTTGCTCAAGGGAAATAAAAGGGTTTTGCACGGAGAACCACATATCATTGGGAATTTCCCGCATGCACTCAAAGCACGGTGCATCTTCAAGGCAGGTTTCGTGAACATAATGTTTTGTTTCGTTCATGGAATGTTCTCACTTTTTATGGGCTGAATTTACATTGTACTTGAAGCAAGGTATACTCTCAAGAGTTTTGGAGGTAGATATGCACGATCGGCGCAAGGGGGCATACAAGCTAAATCCAGAGATTATGGGAAAGTGCTGGACATGGCTCTCGGGTGAGCACTATAAGGGTCTACCGACTGCCGCCGCTCTGGCTGACTATCTAGGCGTGGCTAAGAAGACAATACATAATTGGGCTGACGGCGATAACAACGAGCTTGAAAAGGAGTTTCGGGAATTTTATGATGCGATGCTGGCCCGCCAGGAAGCACTTTTGTGGGACCATGCCTTGAGCAAGACATGGAGCTACAATATGTCGCAGTTTGCGCTGGCGAATTTCGGGCACGCCAAGCCGATTGAGAGCTTGCCTCTCGACCAGGAAAAGCTAGTCCACGAAGTACGCCTAAGCATCGAGGATGGCGAGGGCGGCAAGACCAAGGCAACTCTTCATAGAGGACCTAACGATGACATCAATATCCAAGGAGTTGAGGGATGATGGGTATTGGCTTTACGGCCAGTGCCAAGAGAACGTGCGAATGTTTTGGATATGCCATAAGAATGATGGCCCGAAGTGGAAATCCCGGTGTGGCCATGACGGGGACTTCATGGCTTACTGGGAAGATGGCTGCGGACCGATGGGAATTGGGTCTACTACGTGAAGGTCTCACTTAGCTTTGGGGAGAATCGATTATGCGTAAGTCCGAGTCCGGTTTTTGGCACTGCGCATGGGATGGATCGAACCTGCGGCAATTTTGGGTTTCCGACCACGAGCTGGAGGGAACTATGGACTGTGTGCCGGGCGGGGGCGGTGGCCGCCTGACATATTGGGATAGTGATTACTACGAGGGTTTTCCCTCGGAAATCTCGCGGTGATGTACATTGCAAGAGGATAAGGAAGTAGCTACTTTACGAGGGTCCGGGGTTTTCACGGGTTTCCCCGGCCCTCTCTATATGCCGAGATGCAGCGCACGGGCGAAATCAAAATCTCTAGGAAGATGGCCGAGGTATTTGATGGCCCGGCCAGATACAGATGTGCCCACGGCGGTCGTGGCTCTGGGAAGACTAGAACATATGCGCAAATGGCGGCCCTTTGGGGTTACCGTGCCGGGATGCGCGGCGAGGGTGGTAAGATACTCTTACTGCGCGAGTACCATAATTCGATCGATGCGTCCTCTTTCGAGGAAATACGGACGGCCATTCGAGGGGTTGATTTCCTCGAAGAGTACTATTCTCTAGGTCGGAAGTACGTGCATTCCAAGGATGGGAGGATCGAGTTTGAAATCCTTGGTCTGAGCCGGTCTCTAAATGCGGTCAAGTCAAGAGCGCGCGTTATACTGGCGTGGGTTGACGAGGCGGAGCCTGTCAGGGAGAGGGGGTGGCGAATACTGCTCCCGTCCGTCCGCGAGGCCGGGTCTGAGCTGTGGGTGACCTGGAACCCGGAGAGCCCCGACTCTCCGGTGGATAATCGGTTTAGGAAAAACCCACCGAAGGGGTGCAAGATCGTAGAGGTGAATTGGAGGGATAACCCTTGGTTTCCAGAAGTATTGGAGGCGGAGCGTCAGAATGACCTAAAGAACTACCCGGAGATGTACAACCACATCTGGGAAGGCGCGTACCTAGAATATACTGATGGAGCGTACTATGCTGGCGACATCAAAAAGTTGCAGGATAAGGGACGAATATCACAGGTTGACTACGATCAGAATACGCCGGTTACAACTGCTTGGGACATAGGATTCAAGGACGAGACGGCGATCTGGTTTGCGCAAAAGGTTGGGCAGGAAATACGCATAATAGATTACTACGAAAACTCCATGAAGACCACCGCCCATTACGTTTCTGAGCTACAAAAGCGAGATTACGTTTACGGTAAGCATATACTGCCGTCGGATGCTAAGCGGCCACAAATAAATACCGGCGATAACATGATCGATGCCTTGCACAACCTTGGTTTGAAATCTGTTGAGCAGGCCCCAGGTGGGCTCACAAAGGCCGAGGGGCGGGACGCCGTAAGGCGGATGTTGCCCCATTGCTGGTTCGATGCGGCGCGTTGTAAGCACGGTTTGAGGGCTCTTAAGAGCTATCAACGCCGGTATAACGAGTCAACCCAATATTGGGGGAAAGAGGTCCACGATTGGGCGAGCCACGGAGCCGACGCTTTTCGGTATCTGGCCTTGGGTGGTGCCGCCTCGAGCCGATGGGACGAGGACATGGATATCAATAGCTATCTTGTTGATAGCATTCCATGATTTATGCTGGGCCTGGAATTTTAGGCAATGCGATATCGTTTCCTCGTCTTAACGATGCCATCCAGGCCCGGCTCCAATTTAACAAGAGAAGGAAAATATATCATGACTGACTGCACCTCTTCGCGAGCTGATGCTGCCCCTCCGAGCCACGATTCCGGTGCCACTTATGCTGGTGGCACGCCGAACCCGAAGCCTCATGATTATTCTGACCATCCGGCTAGGGTGCTGGGCCATTTCGTCGGTGGTCTATTCCAGAGCGTGGGTCGTGTCCCTACTAATGGTCCGCCGTTGGGCCTGGCCCCGGATAAGCTGGAATGCGTGATCGACATTCTACTGGATGCTGGCAAGCAGCTTACAGAGTGTCTATTCCGTACCGGCAAGCCCGACAAGGGTTAATCGTAACGTCCGCATGGTGGGCAAGTAGCCCGCTATGCGGTTATTGTCTTTCATATTATGGGAAATAGCCGAGGCACTGGCGGTTAATATGCTGAAAAATATATTGATCCGGTTTAGTACCAGGTATCCGAACGCCTATAGCCAGATGTACAAATCCAGGTATTTGTTCATGGCCGCTCTCGGTGCCTTGGGTATCGGTGTTGGAGGGTATAGTTATTTATCTTCCGTTTCGCCAACGGATATTGGGTCTTACTTGACCCGGCTGTCAGGCATCGAATCCTCCGTTGCTCGCCGCAACGTGGTCGCCCCTGATGTGCTTGAGGGCATGGACGTAGAAGAATTTAAGCTCACAGATCCCAAGGGTGAATCCGTAAGTGATGATGAAATGGAGTTGATTGATCGCGGTCTATCGGATTCTGAACAACCCGAGATCAGCGACAGGGAAATCAAGCTGTTTGATGGAGACCTGAGCAAGTTATTGTGGATCGCCCAGAATGATCCTAAGTTCAAGGGTAGCCGTGAGTCGGCCAATAAACTAGCTGAATTTGTGCAATGGCGCCAGCAATTCGAGCCTGCCTTTAAGTATAAGGACCCGCCTCTGGCTTGGAGAACGAAGGCCAAGGCCAAGATTATGTCCGGTACGGATTGAGGAACAATTATGGATTATCAGTCCGTCAGAATATTATTTGAGCGTCAACTGTCGCGACAGGATGCGGATGACCTGCTTGATGATTTTATCCGGTTGGCAGAGGCTAAGATTGGTCGATATCTGCGCATTGAACGAATGGATAAGGATACCATCTTGAAGGCGGATGCTGATGGTGGACATACCTTACCGGAGGACTATCTGGCACCTCGTGAAGTTTCTGTCGGTGGAGACGATTACACACAAGTAAACCATTCCAGCTATATCGAACACAAGGATTCATGGAATGATGAGGGGGTTTATTGTGTACGTTCTGGAAAGATTCTAGCTTATCCCGACGGGGATGTAAACCTTTTGTATTGCGCTGAAATCCCTGCTCTGATTGATAATCAGACCCATTGGATGTTGAGGAAGAACCCTGATCTTGTGTTGTATTCTGCTATGGAGGCGGCGGCCATTCATTTCCGGGATGACGAGGCGGCGGCCATCCATAAAGCACTAAGTGACCGAATCATCGCTGATCTGAACAAAGACGATGGGAAGGATATATCACATGATCCGGTCAGTCCATTTTTGAGCACGGATTCCGGGATAATGGGGGCTTCCTAAATGGCGACTACTGATAGCTATACCGGGATTGTGAAACCTGCTGATGGTGCCGACAAGGATGTCTGGGCCAGACCGCTTATTGACAACTGGAATATTGTCATTGGTGCGTTCAAGGGCACGGCTAACTTTAATCTCAAGTTGAAACTGGGAGAAGGTGAATGGAAGGTAGGTGATACGGCAATTACTGCAAGCGGAGCAGAAATCAATTACCTGGATGGGGTAACCAGTGGGATTCAGGGCCAGATCGATAATCTAAGTTTCGATCTTGATTCTGCGGCATCCGGTTCCGGGGTTACGGGGCTTACCGAAGGAGATATCCTCTCGCGCGGGTCGAGTGGCTGGCAACGCAGCCCGAAGGCCACGTCGGCTGAGGTCAAGGCAGGCACTGAAACTGAGGTGCGTAGTCTGTCTCCGTCGTTGATTAAGGATGCTGTCGCGGCCCAAATACAACCGCTTGAGGTTTTCGTCTTTAAAGAAACGAGGGACAAGGGAACCAGCTTAGATATTGGTTTGAACAAAACTGAAGACGAGACGAGAGTTACCGGGTTTAAGGTCGATGAATGGATCGAACGGGATATGAATTTGGTTACGCCTGCTACAACTGATTCGTCTCCGGTCAAGATCGTGGATGGTGCTATTAGCATCTCGCAGCCAGGGACTTATTTACTCACTGGACATTCTACTTTTTGCCCGGACAATCACGCTTTTAAGGTGCGGTGTAGATTGCTGGATAAAACATCTGGGAGCACTACGGATTTAATGGGCATATCCATGCTGGCTGAAGGCGGGCGTGATGTGGATAGGTCGTACCTATTACCGCTGACAGGAATCATGGTAGTTCCCACTGGTGGGACGGCCAAGTTGATGCTGGAGTCCGTAGCTTCGGTTTCTGGCGCAACAGCCGGAGACTTGTTGAACGTCCGGTGGGGTAAGGCGTCTGGCATAAGTGGCAAAGCTGGCTCCGATGACAAGGAGATATATTCTTCGATCACTCTTTATAAACTATAATAATGAGTTCCATCCCTAAGCCTATAGCCATTCCTCCATCTTGTGTGAAGAGTGGGAATCCTCACTTGAACCCAGGCCGATGGATCGATTGCAATCTAGTGCGGTGGGACGGTGGTTCACTAGTTCCGGTGGGTGGGTGGCAGATGGTGCTCAATGTGCTATCCAGGATACCAGCAGCAACGAATGAAGGGTCTGATGAATCGACTACTGATAATACCCAAGAATCGTCAGGCAGTACAGGAGAATGAAACCGGAGATGACTATGACGGCAAAAACCAAGAAAGAGATCGTTGAATCCCTGGCTACTCTGCTTGAGGATGTAACCGCAGTGCAAAAGCCGGTGCCTCAGCCGGTGCCTCAGCCGGTGCCTCAGCCGGTGCCTCAGCCGGTGCCTCAGCCGGTGCCTCAGCCGGTGCCTCAGCCGGTGCCTCAGCCGGTGCCTCAGCCGGTGCTTGCCGCCAACCCGGCGGCGACATTTGTGCCACAGACCGTTACGGTTACCCCCGCCATCCCGCAACCTGTCCGACCGGACAATCCGCCGGAACGGGGGCCGCTTGATGGTACACCGTTGGATCAGCTTGATTCCTATCAGATTTATCAGGAGATAAGCAACATGGCGGGGCAAGCATATGCCCTTAACAGGCGGCTTAAGGTATATGTGGATTACCTATCGACCACCCATAGTTTCTGATGGCTGATAGCCAGCCGACCACCATCAGGTCAGGGTTGGTATGGACTCATGGAGCAACCACCTATATTGCCTTCGGTGCTTGCTCCAAGCTCCTTGTGGCGATTAGCGGCAATGACCGATCGGACCTGAAGAGCTATACGTTTCGGGATATTACCCCGGCGGGTCAGGGGATCGGCACGGCCCTTGACGATCCGACACCAAGAGTCGGTTTTGGAAGGGGGACTTTCGGCAGCGGATTGTTTGGCCGTGAGTCATCCGAACGGTCATCGGATATGCAACCGATCACCACATGGTCATTCGACTTGTGGGGTAGCCACTTGATTGCTTGCCCTTCGACGAGGGCGGGTGATGTCTACGGAGCTATTTATCAGTGGGACCCAGGAAGTGAGTCGAGCGCCAAGGCAACCATTGTTGAAAATGCCCCAACCGGATGTATTGGCATCTTGTCCATGCTCGAAAGGTTCATCTTCGCGCTTGGGAAGAATGCTGATGCCAAAGTTGTTTCCTGGTGCGATCGGGAGAATCTAACTGTATGGGACTCCTTACCGGAAAATGAAGCCGGTGATTTCGATCTCGGTATCAGTGGGGATTTGATCCAGGGCGTCACCTTCCAGTCCGTTTTGCTATTGCTTTCATCGAAAGAGGCTGTTGTTTGCAAATATCAGGCTGCCCCGTTCGTCTTTGGATTCAAAACTGTTAATAATAATTGCGGCGTCGTATCCGGTCAATCGGCGGTGAAGACTCCGATCGGACCTATGTGGATGGGGAGGGAGAAGATACATTGGTTCGATGGAGTATATGTCCGGGAATTGAATTGCGATCTCAAGTACGAGCTGGAAAATAACATTAATTTTGATTTTGCCAGCAAAATACATTCCGCCCATGTAGATAGCAAGAGCGAGGCGGTATGGTTCTACCCATCAAGTGGGTCTACGGAGATCGATCGCTATATTTCATATAATTATGAGACCCAGGCATGGTGCCTGGGTGAGTCGGATCGAACGGCCTATCTTGAGAGCGGGATATTCGCCAATCCGATTGGAATAGCCAAGAATGGCGATCTCTACTGGCACGAGAAACTTAATTCCTACGATGAGAATAATCTTCCGTTTGCTGAGACCGGGCCTATTTATCTGAATGGAAATGATGGTCGATCAGTTGAGGTTTTAAGGCTGATTCCAGACTTGCAGAAAGATCAGGATGGCTTAACCTTCCGGTTAATAGCTGGGAATACACCTCAAGGGGAAGAATATTTCGTGCCAGGCAAGGACGATGATGGGAAGATGGTCAATCCAGTCTCAGGCTTTATCGACCTTCGGAATACCGGAAAGTATATCCGGTTTCGGGTGGACGGCAAGGATGGCAAGGATTGGAGCTTGGGAAACATAGAGACATATTACGGATTGAGGGGCAATAAATGAGCCAGGGGAAAGCCGGTCCTTTATTGCACATCCTGAGTGCCCCTGAAATGCAGGTGTTGCTAGACCATATTCGGACCGAGGTAAGTATCTTACAATATCTGAAGTCCGATGAAAAGAGCCGCATTGATGGGATGTTGCGATGGGATGCTGAGAATAAAAATGTTGTCGTATCAAAAGGCGGTAAATTCGTTGCCCTTAAAACTGAATCGACGGAGCCTGAAGAATGAATGATCTGAAATCTACTTTGGAAGAGCTTGTAGGTAAGCTGGTCCCGCTGAATCCTGGTACGGATAGCCCTGAGAGTACCGGTGAAATCCGATGGGATGCGGCTAAGGGTGAAGTGGTTGTAGCAGATGGCACATCCTGGCGGGCCATTGCCTGGGAGGCCAGCAAGGCTGGTCGGCCTGATGTTGACACGTCCATGAGTGGGTCGCCGGAGGGATTTCTGCCTGTGTATCTCCACAATGGGGTGATGAAGATTACAGATACCGATGGTACGGTTAAGGTCGTGAGGTTTTCGGCCCCGACATTGGACGGGAACATCGATACCTTCAACCTCAAGTTTGGCCTGTCAGATGTAACGGAAGATTCTGAAGACGTGGCCGGGTGGTTTAGTTAATGGCAACAGTATTGCCTGATGTTGTTATTAGCTCGCTTGATAGGCTAATCCCAAGGGCGGAGTCTTTATTTCGTACTCCGTATATGCCCTATCAGGGGCCAGAAGTGGCCGCCTTCAACCCGATGCAGAATCAGGCCATGCGGAATACGGTTGGGGCGGCGCAGGCGTTTGGCATGGCTCCGCAGAATGCGGATAGCCTATTCGGCTCTGGAATCCCGGAGAAATACTTATTGGGAGGCATGGGGTATTCCTCGGCACCACTCTATGAAAATGCCTTAGCCTCACTGGCCGAGCGACAACCGAGTGCTTGGGGGCACTTCCAGGAATTATATCCCGGCACGCGAGCGCCTTCGCTGTTCCCGCTCAATGAAGAGTTTCGGTATTGGTGATCCATAATGCAACCGTATAACCCATTCGAGTCATCCGCAAGTAATCTGCAAAGTTCCGGGCAGAACATCCTCGGCCAGTTGACGCAGCTCAACCCCGCACAGTTCGGGGGTAGTATGCAGCCGTACATGAACCCGTACATGGATCAGGTGATCCAGCAGCAGCAGGCGGAGATTGAGCGTCAGCGGCAAATGCAACTGAATCAGATTGGGGCACAGGCGCAAGCGGCGGGTGCCTTCGGTGGTTCTCGTCATGGTGTGGCTGAGTCGTTAGCCAACCGGGATTATGCGCGGATGCTGAATGACTCTACCAGCAAGATGCGGCACCAGGGTTGGAATACCGCCGCGCAGCTTCGTGGCCAGGATATGGACCGGTCGCTTGGTGCGGCGAATCAGCTAGCTGCTCTAGCACGATCCGAATATGGGATGGGTCGTCAGATCAATCAGGATTTGGCGGCTCAGGGCCAGCAGCGGCAGCAGATGGTCCAGAAATTGCTTGATTTGGCTAGGGGCCAATTTGGCGAGTACACCGGGACACCGGAGCGCAGAATGGGTGCTTTGACGTCACTGTTGCATGGTGTTCCGCCGGAGCAGAGAGAGAAGCGGAGCAGATCTAGTGATTTGTTGGCTGGACTTGGTTTTGGGGCAACCCTATTTTCGGATCGCCGGTTGAAATCCCGGTTGATGCGGCTCTGGAAGGTCAGGGTGAGAGATCACTTGGTTCAGGTCTATTCCTGGATATGGAAGCGTGAGGCATTGAACCTTGGTGCCGGTGGTCAGCCTGGGATTGGGTTTATCGCTCAGGAATTGCTTGGTGTCGCTCCCGATGCAGTGTCCATTGGGGCAGATGGGTATTACAGGGTAGACTATGTTCGGATTATTTGGACCTAACCAGCCCCAGATGCCGCCACAGGCCGCTCCGCAAGGTGCACCGCAAGGTGCACCGCAAGGGCAGGGCCAGGGTATTCTCGGCAGTCTTCTAGGGGCTGGGAAATGGCTTGGTGGCCGACTTACGGACCCGGAGTTTTTATCGAATGCCGCCTTGGTCGCGGCGTCGCTCCCAGGATCAGGGGCAACGCCAGCTTTTGTGCAGTTGCAGCAGAATTTGGCTCGGCAAGCACGTCAATCGAAAGGCGCTAATCAAACAGCGGCGTTCCTGCGCGCTAAAGGCATGGATGAGTACGCTAATATCATTGAAAAAAAGCCGGAGTTGGCCAGTCAAGTTTTTCAATATGCGATGCAGCGGAAAAAGCCGGTTACTTTATCTAAAGGGCAGAGGGTTTATGACCCAGAGACAGGTGAGGTGCTTTTCGAGAACCAAGAACCTGTGCCGTCAGGTATGACCACGGATCAGCAGAAACAATGGAATAATATGAAGGCGCAATACTTTAAGGAGTCAAAAAAGTTCTCGGAAATAAGGGATCGTTTCAAATCTATTGAGGCCGAAGTTCAGGAGACTCCGTCTGCTGCTAGGGACTTGAGTTTAATTACTCATGCTGCAAAGATATCTGATGCGAACTCAGTTGTTACGCAGGGCGAGGGTGAAAAATTCGAGAGAACGTCATCTTGGGATGATAATTTGAAACGTCATATTTCCGCTGTTATAAATGGGAAAGAGATTTTGACACCAAAGGTTCGTGAGGAACTTTATAATATTGCTCGTGGGGCCTATGAACGGCAATTAGCTAATATGCACTCTTTTCAAAGAAGCATATTTAAAGAAGCTGAGTTGTTCAGGCTTCCTTGGCAAGATGTTATGGAACCATTTGATGAATCTATGCCAGAACCGATAGACTTTAGTACGTTGGCTCATTATAAGGAAGAAGAACCTATAGTGTTTTCTGATGAACTGAGAGAAGTTAACACCATTGAAGGACAAAGACCGACAACTTCTAAGTTTCAGAAGTTATCTGATGATCTGATTCGATAATGGACTTCAAATTTTAGGCCGTTACAGTAAACTATGGATAATAAAGGGCTGGAAAAGAAATTTGCAAGGTTAGATAAACTACTACCTCTTCTTGGTAGTGATTTGTCTAATGAAGTTTTTGAATATTTTGAGGAGTATATTAAATCGAGGAAAAATATAAGTAAGTTAGCGTCCGAAGGCAACAAAGAGGATGCAAAATCTGTACTTGATGGGTTTAATGGACGGTGGGGTCAATTTATTGACCGAATAAACGCTAAGGTGAAGATGGGTGCTCTTCCTGGTGATGTCTTAAACGTAGCGGATGTTTTGTCTACTTTAACACCTGAACAGCTTGATAAATATGGGGATCGGGCAAGCCAGAACACACGCTCTTTCCTATCTGGGCTGACGTTCAATATGTACCCAGATATGGAAGCAGCCTTCCGCAAGGCTTTCGGGGACGAAGATTACTATAAGGTGCGGGATGAAGTCAAGAGGAAATTAGATGTTTACGGGGCCTTGAATCCGAAGTCGAAATTAATAACTGAAGTTGGTGGGTCCTTGGTGCCTGCGTTTGGATTCGCAAACAAGGCGTCCAAGGGGGCAGGGATGATAAATAGTCTAATGCGCGTTTTCGGGTTGCCAGCCATTGCTGGCGCGGTATCCGGTTTTGGGTCTACGGAGTCCAACGAGATACCTGACCGGATTGTTGAGGGCATTAAGGGTGCAGGGGTCGGTGCCATTGCTGGTGGTGCTATGTCTGGTATTGGAACGGCGGCGTCTCCCGTTGCCAAGGCAGTATGGGGAAAACTTATTAAGGCTTCGGATTCTGTTAGCAAATCGGCTAAAAGGGAGATTCGCAGGATAGCGGAATTGACGGGGAAATCTGAGGAAACATTGATTGATGAGGCGATGGGTGGTGCTCCTATATCTGCCAATGAAGGTGTGAATGCTGCGTTGAAGGCGTTTGCTAATGAAGGAGGCCCGGCTGGAAAATTTATTAGGGATGAGGCAAAGAAAGAGGCAAAGACGCGAGTAGAAAGCGTGAAAGACCGGATTCGTGAAGGTCTTGCCCCTGATTTCCATGACGGTAATATTAGGAAAAAATTTGATGAGGAAAGGGAACTTATCAATAAGTATGCAGGCGGCACGTATGAAGCGGCTTTAACTCGTGGATCAGATCAAGTACTTGCGCCTGATAAGCTGAGAGATGAGATATGGTCTGCTTTGGATAGAACCCCGAAACTACAGGGGAAGATAGAGGAACTATATAGAGCGAAGGGGGAAATGCCATTATTTTTAAAAAAAGAAGGCGTGATTGAACAAATGCGTCAACCGACGCTAAGGGATTCCGAGATGATTATGAAGTATTTCCGTGATAGAGGGGAGTACTTGATGGATCATGGTGAAGGCGAGTTGGGGACCATCCTTAATGAGTCTTCAAAGAAGATTCGTGGTATGATTGACGAGGCAAGCCCTGATATGCCTAGTGCTCGCCGGAATTGGGAGGCACACGAGTTAGCTAAGGAGTCATTTAAGAAAGGATCGAAGTTTCCTACAACCAAACGGGATTTCAGTTATGAATATGGTGCCTTGCGAGATAAGGCAGACGAACTAAAAGAGAAGGCACCATTTCTCCCGTCCGAGGAAAAATATATTGATCCGACACGAGCATACCGAGCTGGGGCGGCCACTCAAATGGATAGGATGTTGGCTGGAAAAGGGAATACAGTAGCTAGGTTTGCTGACGAGATGCGAGATGAGGGCTCTATTTTAAGCGATATGCTCCCCAACCAACATGGGTTAATGGAAGCCATTGAGAATGCCTCAACTATGAGGAAACTATCCGATGACCTTGCTGCTAGGGCTGGTTCCCCTACGCAGCCATTGCAGCGGCAGCAATCCTTGAGTGAATTAGGCCCAGAGATTACCATTGATCTTCTAACGCAGGGTCCCTCTGTTGTCATTCCTATACTAGCTAAGAGGGCAAACAGGGCGTTGGCGAGGGGGGGCAAGGTTTCTGAAAAGGACAGAATGGACGTTGCCAAGGCCATGTTCGCTCTTTCCCCGGACCGTCTGAAATACCTATTGGAATCCCCGGAAGATGACTTCAAGGCTTGGGTCGAAGGTGTTATTTCAACTAAGGCTAGGACAGCGAGCAAAATTGCAATGGGTGCTCATTCCGGTGGGGTGGTTGCTGGAGGGGATGAGTATAGGACAAAACAAATGCCGTTTTGGTGGCCTGAGAGATTGACGCCAAATAAAAATATCCCGTATCGGGAACGCTTCCACCAGTCCGTTTGGGAATAACTAAATGAGTGATTTCTAAGCATGCACATGAATAGTGTAGACGAACCTTTCCCTAAAAAGGATCGAGGGCGTGATGAGAACCCTTATCCTAAGAAGATCAAGCCTCGCAAGAGGAAAAGGAAGAAGGGCCGTATTGAAACCTCTAAAGGATTCGATGAATATTATCGGAGTGAAAGCTAATGTCTCGTTCCTGCCATCCTAGATTTAACAAGGGAGAGTGGACCATTGATGATGAGCCGGTGACGGCTGGGGCGGATGAGATTAATTCTATACCGAAAATAGCGCATAGCATCCGTGGAATAGATCATAGCATTCGTGGAATAGATCAAGTCCGAAATGACTCTGGTTTAATAAAGAAAGCCACTGTGTTTTATGAAACTGCCAACGGGGCTGAACCTTTGGATGTTGGCCTTATTAAAAGTTCCTCTGGAACTGTAACAGGATTCACGCTGGATGAATGGATTGATAGACCGGTTACAACTGTTCGATCCACGAGTCTTAGTCCAGACATTAATATATCATCTCAAGGTGGAGCGGGGCGAATAAGCGTCCCTGATGGGGAATACTTAATATCAGGGCATACTACGTTCTTTCCTTCCAAGAAGGATTTTATCGTTCGCGCAAGGCTGAAAGGGACCCAGACCACGTATGGTTCCATCAGTACTCCGATGGTCGTTAAAAATAGTGCCGGCACATCCAACTACACTATTTTAATACCTTTTTCAACAATTATAGAGGTCCCTGATGGGGATGTCATACGGCTTCAATCCCACGCTGCGGGATTAGATTCCACATTGACTAGCCAAGAAGCGGTTGATGCTAGGTGGGGTGCCGCGACTAAGGTTAGTCAAGTAGAGACGTATTCTCTGATCACAATACTTCCCGTGGGCTAATGGCTAAGAAATTCCAGGAACCTCTATCCGAGGATACGATTATCTCCATTGTGTCCTCCGCTGTGGAGGACGCGCAACATCATATGGAGTCTTATGATTCGGATTGGGAAAAAGCCCACAGGTACTATGATGGCGAGTGCGACGTAAAGTTCAAGGAGGGCAGGTCGGAGGCCGTCTATAAGCTCGTTGAGGAATTTGTTGAGGGCGTCGTTACGGAAGTTATCAGGCAGATCGCGGCGGAAGATAAAGTAGCCCTTTTTATTCCGAATAACGATAAGGAAGTCAACCAATCTGAAGAAGCCACCAGATATATTCATGACCAGTTTGAGAGACACGGATATGAATTACTCAAGGATTGTGGCGTACATTCCGCGCTGTGTGGTTTTGCCCCGGTCAAAGTGGATTGGAACGATAGCCCAGTAGTTAAGTACCGGAAATACAAGAATATTGACGAGTTTCATCTCGCCTTCCTGCTCGGAGAGGAAGGTACTGAATTGATCGAATCCGAAGAATTGGAGCCTTCAATAATCGAGGTTCCTGTTCCAGAATCCGCACCTGGATTCCCGCAAGGTCCGATACCTGGTGAATCCGCTGCTTTGTCCCCTGCGGTCGGGGAAGGAATAGCCACGCCTGGTGGTACTCCAGGGCTGCCAGCACCTCCGCAGGGGACGCCTGTTGATGGGATGGAGCAACAGCCTGGGGCCGATATGGGAATGCCCCCTGTCGCCCCGCAAGGGCCGTTAGGGGTGGCTCCTAGTGCGCCGATGGCTGGTATCCCTGTCGAGCCTCCGCCCCCTATGGTCGTCCGCAACTATAATATTACCATTCGGACGGAGAGGCCCGCTGGTGTAGTTCGATGGGAGTTGCTGGATCAAGCATCCGGCTTCTTTGTGGATGGTTCAGCACGTAGCCTGAAAGACAGCTATATCGTAGGCTCGAAAGTTTTTTTGCGTGCCGGTGATCTTCTGGCTCAGGGATTTTCCCACGAGGACGTGAATGAATTGATCGAATCCTCGAAGGAACAGGGAAAGGACAGAATGCAGTTTACAACGTCTAATCTGAATTATGATGACAGTGAAAGGAACGAGTCTGATGAAGACAGGTCGATGGTCCTTATTGAATTGACCGAAGCCTTTATGCGTATGGACAAGGATGGAACGGGGCGGGCTGATTTGCATCGGTTCCTGCTCGGTAGAAGCAACAAGAAACTACTTTTGTCGGAGCCGGTATCGAACCATCCCTATGCGATTTTCAGGCTCATTCCCATTAACGGAAAATTTGAGGGCCGGTCTTTAGCTAAGGGATTGATCGGCGATCAGGATTTTATGTCCTCCCTCAAACGCGAATATGTCAATAGCATAGGCCACACCAATGCACCTAAATTGAGCGTTATGGAAAACGATTGCTATATGCCCGATCTGCGCAATGAGAAAATCGGTGGCATGGTGCGAGTTACAAGGCAGGACGCCGTGCGTCCTATTTGGACGCCGGTAATCGCCACCCACGCGCTGGATGCGATCGACCGGATTCTGCGACAGACCGAAGACCGTATCGGTTTAAATTCGGCAGGGAGCGGGATGAATCCTTCCGGGCTACGGAATGTTACGGCATCCGCAATGGACACAGCCGTGGACCGTGGCATGGGGCCGCTTGAAATCATGGCTAGAAATTTGGTCTCGAGTGGATTAGTCCCCGCACTGAAACTGGTCTATGACCTAACGATAGAAAATCATGAAGGCCCGGTGAAATTGTTTAGCGTTGATACCGGCATCGGCGAAGTCGATCCCAGGTCCTGGAATCAAGATGCCGAGCTGCGGCCCAATGTAGGTATTGGCAAAGGCTCCAAGCATGGGCAAAAGGAGATGCTACTGTCTCTGGTAGGGATGCAGAAATCCATGAAAGATCGGCCTGATATGATGCGGGTTACATCGAAACAAATCCATAACGGTGTGGCGGACTTGCTATCGGCTAGTGGGGTATTTAATCCTGGCCGTTATTTCACCGCTTTATCCGATCAGGAAGAGGCGCAGATGACCCAGGCGAAACAGCAATCACAGCAGGCCCAACAGGCCCAGGGGGGCGACGGGGGGCAAGGTGCGGCCTACCTACAGGGTGAGCAGATCAAAGCGCAGACCGAGGCCGGTAAGGCGCAGATGAAGGCACAATTGGATATGGCTAAGATGCGGATGGAGGATGACCGCAAACGCGACGAAGCGGAAGGGAGAATGCTTATCGACATGATAAAGCTCGGATTAGAGCACGGCACGGATCAAATCGACCACCAAAAAGTGCTCGATTACCTGGAACGACCGAGGGAATCATTGCAATGAAAAATGTACAGAGTAGATTTCTGCGTCAGGGGTATATTTCCCAGCAATCCGAAGATCATATTTTCGGTCTCTGTAAGATGATTTCGGATCGTATCGCATCTGGGCAGTGCCCGGAATGCGTGGGGATTCGGAATGGCGAAATGCCGGACATTCTTATACAGGAATATCGTGTAGATAGGCCGAGCCTGAAACCGAGCGGGAAAGATCAAAATGCTGTTGCCTTTGGCAAAGGAGCACGACCGGATGTCAACATCGTGATCAAGGTCGCTGGCAATGCATCCCCGTACTTATCCGATCGCATCGGGGAGCTGGTTAACATCGTGAGAAGTGAAATCAAGAAGAAGTATGTTTTGGTGGGCGGGAAAAGATCGACTCATGTGATCCAAAATAACTTCATGTACGGCTTTATCATCAAGACTAGCCGGGGGACGTATTTATCTTTCATCAAGCGCAAGGGTGCCCTGGAGGGATAATTCATGGCTACTGAAAGTGGAATGCCAGCAGAATTTGATTCTGTCGTATCCGATCTGAGCGATGATCAAGTCGGTGATATTGTCGCCACTCCCGATGAAGGAGAAGGTCAAGTGGCCGACACGGCACCTAGTGATGCTGGCGAGTATGAAGGGTTCGAGAATGAGTCGGACGCACCGATCAATGAAACTTACCAAGTCCGGGTGGGCGATGAAACGATCGAGGCATCCCTGGATGATCTCAAGGGAGCGTTCTCCCGTAGCCGGGATTTGGAACGGCAGCATGGGGAAATCCAAACCAAGCAGAAAAATCTATCCGACTATGCCAGTCAGATGGCGGCTGAATATACATCTTATCAGACCAAGCTAGATAAGCTCAATGCGATCTATGAAAATGCTGAAAAAGGAATAGGTCTCACCAAGCCGAAAATAGATGACTATTTTAGTCGGGAGGAATGGGAGAAAGACCCGGTAGCCGAAAACGCAAAGATGGCGTCTTATCACAAAGCCAGGGAAGAATACGAGGATCAGCTAGAGAGATACAAGGCATTACAGGAGCAGCAATATCAGCAGAATTATGCCGAGGCTCAAGAAAAGCGGGCACGTGAAAGAGCGGCTTTGTTTGCGGCGATCCCTGAGTTTGCCGATCCTGCGAAGGAGCCTGCGCTAAGAAGAGACATGAAGGATACCCTCGTAGCCTATGGGTTGCCAGCTTCGGAGCTGGAAGGTATTAATGATCACCGTTTAGCGCGCATCGTGTATGACGCCACTCGGTATCGCAAGATAGCCTCCGGTGTTGGCTCCGCTCAACACCGGGCCAAGACAAAAGCGGTACGAACCAGCGCGAATCAACCGAAAGGACATAAAGGTAAATCTATTGACAGATTCAGGAAGGAAGGTGGATTGGACCTTGCCACGCAAGTAATCCTTGAAGAATACGAAGACCTCTAGGAGGCGAATTATGGCCGATGTTGTTACCACCACGAAGACATATGCGAAAGGTATTCGTCAAACTTTGCAATCTGTCCTGGATCGTCTAGGTCAGGAAGATACACCTTTCCTTGCGCATTTAGGGCGACCTAAAATAGAGAACCGCAAAGAGGAATGGACGGGGGATCGCTATCGGGAAAGGAAACATAACGCCGTTGATGAAGGTGCGGAAGGGGTAGCGACGGAACGCAAGAGTCCGGAACATTATTACAATTACACGCAGATATCGACGGATACTTTCAAAATCAGTGGCACTGCGGCGGCTATCGGCATGGTCGGTGCCGAAAAATCTAAGGTGGTTGCCAGGGAAACCGTAAAGGCCGGTGTCGAGTTGATGCGAGACGTTGAATATGATGTGCTGCGTTTCCGGCCTAAGCGGAGTGGTAAAAACTTGTCCACTGCCGCAGCTGGGACCGAGGATAACGGGACAACCCGTGAATCAGGTGGGGTGCCAAACTGGGTGCATTCGGATAATGTTTCGCTTAAGAGTAGTGGTGCCACGACAAAGGCATCCAGCGATTTTGGGACCGGGAAGAAGTCGTTTGTTTTCCAAACCATTGCGAATGCTACTACATCAAGCGCGACCACTCAGGCGGCGGCCGAAACTGCAGCTAAGGCATTGGACGCACCATCTATCACGACGGAAGCATTCACGGAAGCACGGTTCAAAGCCGGTGCACAAAAGATATGGGCTCAGGGTGGCAAGCCCGGACTCTGTTTTGTGACACCGGATAACCTGAATATTATTCAGGGATTTACTGGGAGCGGAGATAGCCGCCGTATCGTAAACATGGGATCACCAAAGATCGGTGAAAACGTCAATTTGATTCTTACCCCGTGGGGTACCACGACGGTTGTCCCTGTAGTAGCCATGCCTGGCCCGGAATACGATGTTGCTATTACAGCCACCGGATCAGGAACAGCGTGGACAGGTAAAGCCGCATACACCGTAACGGCGATGGGTTATTGTTTAATAACCAGTCCGGGGCTGAACAGCCTGGGTATTTTGAGGCCGTCTCATACATTCAAGCACGGGAAAAGCGGCGATAGCGATAAGAGACAGATATTGATCGAGTACACATTCAAAACAAAAACGACGTATGAGAACTATTTGATAGGAGATTTGCCGAAATGACAGAATACCATATCGTCGATGACGACATCGTAGAGGTAAATTATATTGCCGCCGATGTGGCTAGACAAGAAGCGGAAGCCTTGGCTGATCTGTCCAAGACAAATCCAAACGCCGATCTTAAGGTAGCTTCGGTGATTCCGAAAGCCTTATATTTCAAGTGGTTGCATCAGGCAGGGGTGTCTGCTTCCGACCCGGCGGCTGCCGAGGTTGTCTGTCGAAACGCGCAATTGGACGAGTATTCTAAGCTGCGGGCATGGAAGGGCTCATTTTCTGTGGATGGGGAATAATCGATGAGCGTTGTTGGAGCAGATTTTTTCGTCAGCGGAGATAATATAACTCCGTCTGACGAGACGGGATTATCCAATGTTGCTCATGCGTTGTATATCGGAGGCGTCCCCGAAGATGGGAAGGGGCAAATCCTTGTGGAAATGGAAGATAGTGGTGCCGTCCGATTTAGTGGTCTCTCCGCCGGAGATGAATTATCTATCCGTGCTACCAAGGTTTACAAAACCGGGACAACCGCTACGGATATTGTGGCCCTCTACAATACTAGGTTAGGCGAGGTCAATAAGGCTTCCCAAACACCTTGGGATAAGATCAACTTTCGTAATCCTGTTGATCGAGAAAAGTATCTTTACGGGGAATTGTCCCCTCAAACGTGCCCATCCATCGATGATAGCTATCGTCTATCATCGTTTCCGCGCACGATGATCGATCGAAATGGGTGCCTTTGTTACCAGTCGCATAATCTACTACGTGAGACAAACCAAGACAATAAAAATGATGAGATTAGACCATATATCCCGTTGCTGAATGGGAGTAAGTATAAATTGTGGTGGCGCGGCAGACCAACCTCCGAATATGGTTCCTATGTCTTTTACGATGAATATAACAAAGAGATCGAAAGTGGTGAGCTGAAAACGGATGAAGATGGTAATGGCTCACATGATTTCATTGCGCTGAAACCAAAGCACGGGATGAAGGTGTTTTGGGAAGGTTCATCCCTGATTGAGCCTGATAACATTGGATTGGTTGCAACTAATTTTCGGATTGAAGGTCCGTACCTTGGGATAGGTGATTCCAGGATGCCAAGACCGAGGCGCGACTATATCTCTGGGTCCGTTATAGATGCCGGATGCTTGATTGAGTCGGCAACCTGCATGAATCTATTCCCGCGATCCCAGCCTGGGCGCACTTGGTCTGGGAATGTCCTTAATACGGATTTCCGGTTGTCCACAACTGCCGTGCCGAAGAATCCAGCCGGGAATGAAGGTTCCTACGTCCTATTCCACTCTTCCTATGATGATCCGCGAGAGGCTCTCGTCTACGATCGGTTACGGTGCCCTCATCCGATCGCTTGCCAAGAGGGAGGCCCTATTACATTTAGCGCGTTCCTGAGACCAATTTTTTCTAAAAAAATCGAAGTCCGCATGGAATATAATTCCACAGCCTCGGACCCTTCACCGCAAACGCGGGTTATTGTTACCTTCGACTTCGAGACGCTCAACCGCACCATTCGCAACGAGACGTCAGAGGGCACAGCCACGGACTGGAAGATACCGTGCACATCGACTACGATGGTCGAATATGCGGGAGGTTGGCATCGAATTTCAGTCAGCCTGCTCCCATCGTGTAAGCACGGGTTATCCCTTGATATCTGCCCCGTACAGGCCGACGTAATACAGGCCGTTGAGGAGAAGAACCTGCACAATCGGAATCCAGGATACTTCTCCGTATGGGGACTACAGATCGAACATAACGATCTGCCGACAAGTTACTTGCCGACGTACGGGCAGATTTTGCAGCAACCCGGAGAATACTTGAGGCTAGCAGACCGATTCTTACACTTCGGGGATTTGGTCCGCCGTGGCGTTACTATCAAGGTTGATTTTTCATTGCCGCCCTATTTTCGGAGGATGAAAGATCATACCGGCAATGACCCTGAAGGTGAAAACTCCACGCCCCACCATCTTCTTTGGTGGTGTGGGTGCTTACGGGATACATCGGATTCGGACTTCGGTTATTTATTCTATATCACCGGATTAGGCACAAACAACATCCTGTTGTGGATTGTCAATATAGACGATTCCAAGTTCTTTGATGGCAAGCACCCACAAGGACCGGGAGAACCACCGGACTTCCGGGTAATGAGCATTCCTATCAAGTCGATATCGGAAGGACTTTATTCCTGTATTTTTACCGCTAAAAATTATCACTTGATCGCTTTCCTGAACCGCACTACAGGGACCGAGCAATTGCGTAATGAGCTTGCCCCTAAGTGCCGATCTTTCTTTAAAGCGGATGTTTCCGGTTTAGGCCCTTTGAATCTTTGGAACTGGCGTCACAAAGGTCACGGAGATAAAGAAGATATGTATAATTTTCTTTATGCTCTTTGCCCAGAATCTATATCCATAGCGGACCATGCTATGGATTACCCTGAATTACTCAATTCCGAGTGGTAAGGTTAATCATGGAACACGTCATTTTAGACCGAGGTTTCAACCATATGGTGGCTGTATCCAATCCGCCAATGGAAGGGGAAATCAAACCTGATGTCGGACCGCATGGTTTGGAGGTAACATCAGGCAATAGTTATCGCTTACGCGCGGCTAGGGCCTATGGTTATAATATCAAAACAGAATCCGCAGAAGGTAATCTTAATAAAGTAACCGGAAATATTCGGCGGATCGTCGCCCAGATAAATAATGATAATAACTATGGCACTGCATTGATTGATTCTTATGGCAGCTTCCGTGAGCTGTCCTTGACAGGCGATGTACCAGAAGAATCTATTAAAAATAAATTAGGCGTTTACTGGATTGATGAAAGCAAGTACCCCAAGAATCGCTTGCGCGGAACCTTTGGAACGATTCATATCTGGTTACCTGGAGGTTGGTACCAATTCCAAACCCCTGGGTTTCATGAGGTTTGTTTTTGGGGCTATCCGAATGCCCCAATCGATGTGTACCGAAACACGGGTAAAAACGACACTCACTATCATCGCTATTGGACTAAGCGCATTGAGGATTATTATCGACCCAAAGACTCTAAAGACCCAGAGGGAAGGAAGACCGCCAGTGGTCTAGCTGACGTAGACATCTCTCAACATGACACGGATATCCCTGCGACACAGCCAGACAGATCTCCAATAACTGGTCTGATCGATTATACCGAAGACATAGATTACCCTTCGTTCTTCGCTTCGAAATGGAGGTTCCTCTATATCACAGGGTGTTTTTTCCGCATCGATCTTTTTGATAAGTGGTACCGCACCCGCACCACGATCCGGGCTCCATTTACACGGCTCCGTCTTGACGGGGGGGCCACCCTGCCTTTTGCGCAGAATGACGATGATATACCGATCCGGCACTTTTTCGGGAACATACGAGGTGCGGAAGAAGCTAATGAATTTCCTTATGAAGCGATGAATTATCTATGAACGATCAAATATTGATACCTGAGATTCCGTCGTATAAAGCACCCGCAGGGTTTGCGGGGCAACAGGTTAGCGATGATGCGTCATTTACGATCGCTAGCGTTGGGAGCCAGGATAATTACTGGAATATTCATTCCACAGTCCCGTATAGGTTCGGGTACCATTCCGTTCATGGTAGTTTTGAAAGCGCAAAAAATAGTTACCAGCAAAGCGCACATTACCATTGGTCATATTTCGGCAAATTCCATTGCGCCAGGATGTTTATTAACAATGATCCATCCTACGGATGCAGCCGTGTCTACGTAACTGGTGATTTTAAAGCGGCCTTTTTCAAGGCGATGAATGAAGATATTAACATCGTTACCCATAAGCTGCATTATGATGTAGATGAGAAAGCCATTGGCGCGCCAAAGAACCGATTTAGGGGTTATTTTAACAAGGTTGAAATTGAGATACAGGGTGGCGCGCTAACCTTTACATATCCGACCATTCGTGAAGTTAGCTTTTGGGGATGGCCTATGTCCCCGGTGGATACCAGGGAAGATACTGGGGCGTTCCCAAGTTTATCGTATGTTCAATATTACGATACTTACCGAGTCGAAAACGGCAAATTAAGCAGGTGGGTTTCAAATAAAATCACGGGCGAGCTACAGAGCACAATGGATTGGGTGCGTACCAGAGATATGCTTGACGCACGGGATCGCCGCAACCAGTTGTCCGGGCTAAAGCCCTTCGACCAAATTAAGCGCGAAGGCCGCACAGAGGACGCCGAACATGATGTTACCGGCCTAATCAACTACACGATAGGCGGCAATCTTCCGGCAGACCCATTCGACACGACAGACCGTTATGCCTGGAATTTTTTCCTTATCGACGGGTGCTTCTTTCGGATTGAGCTTGTTGACACGACTCGTCGGAGTCGGTCTATAGTTTTCGGGCCATCCACTCGGATACGCATTTATCCGACCGCCCCATTCCCGATCTACGGGTAGATCTAACCGCTATGCCGGTACGAAAACTAGGTCCAAACAAATACCGATGGGGTAATCACGGAAAGATTTTCCCCACAAGGGAGCAGGCGGGGCGGCAAGGAAGGGCCGCCTATGCCAACGGGTATCGAGGGAAAGGCAAGGGTAGAAAAAAGTCTTGACTTTTTGAGAGCGCTCTCTATAATAGAGAGCTGAAGTTTGTATTAAGATTTCCGACTATCCAGTTCGGAATCACACAAAAAGCCTGCTGCGCCAACAGCGGGCTTTCTTTTTGTTAGGTGAGATCAGGGAGAACATGGGCATGACACAAAGCAACCGCCAGGGCGTCCGCTTCGTCTTTTGACGGCATAAAGTGTAGATCGAGAGCCGCCCTAACGGCTGACTGCACATCGGCCTTAGAAGCCTTCCCGGTGCCCGCTACGGCCTTCTTTATCTGCATCGGAGTGTATTCGGCAAAATCCATATTTGAACTATATACACCGCATATAGCCGCCCCGCGCGCCTGTGCGATCTTCATGGCCGCGCTAACACCACGAACCAGAATGAGGCTTTCTACGGCGAGAACGTCCGGCAGATATTCCGCTTTAATATCGGATAGCTCTCCACAGAAAGAGGCAATCCTTGTTGGGAATACCTCATCATTGTAAAACTCGATAGTGCCGCTATGGACGTGATATATCCCTTTTGTTGATACATCGATAAGGCCATACCCAGTAATCCGTGATCCTGGGTCGATTCCGAGGATTCTTACTTTACTCATTTTCTCTCTCTAACGAGAGTAAAAGGGCAAATCCTTTCGTAATGGGATCGCTAACGAAAGGATTATTACCTTATCTGTGCGCCCGATCACGTCATGGAACTGGCAACTTCCTGGCAGCGGGAACTAAGCTCGTTGAGCAGCTCGACGAGTTGCAAAGTGCCAAAGTCTTTTTCGACTTTACCATTTGCTTGCCTGTTCGGTTTCCTCGGCTGGATGCGGTCGAGACCCAGCAAGTAGTCGGTTGTTACTCCTAGCGCAATAGCGAGAGATACAAGGCCACGGATTGATGTCCCACTATCCCCGTTCTCGACGCTCCTCACGGTAGATTCCGACAGGCAGGTCATCTGAGCCAGATCAAGGCTAGTGTATCCAAGCTCTTCACGCGCGGATGTAAGCCTACGTCGGAAGACCTTCATATCTGGGAGATTCCTGGGAACCTCAGGATTCGGAATGACCTTCGGCACCCTCACGGTGACCTTGTTGGCACTGTCTTCCCCGGTCAGGTACTCCACAGATACATTTAGAGCCTCGGCCAAACTCATAAGCCCAGAGAGGGATGGGTTTCTTCTTCCGCTTTCTATGTTTCTAATCGAGTTGGTGGAAGAATACTGCGATCTCTCTACTAATTCCAATACAGACATCCCAAGTGATCTTCTTGTAGAAGATATACGCCCAGGCACACATGGAATGCCATTCACATTTCCGTTGCCTGGCCCTATGTGCTTACTGATCATTGGGTACATTCCTCATTGCGTTTAGTAGGTACTCGGTGCTCACTTCAAAAGCATCGGCCAGCTTGATTAGGTTTACACAACGAGGGACGTGAGTGCCACGCTCATAGTTACTAATATGTGATGGATGTAGGCCGGTTTTTACCGCAAGCTCCATTTGAGTCATTCCCCGGCCAATTCTGAGACTGGCCAGGGTGTCCCCTAGACTAGGGAGTATCTGCATTCGTGTTTACCTCTGGTTCGATGTTGTTCCAGAACTCTTCATCGTTCACTGGGTCGTCGGGGCCTACTTGATAAGGTGTGCTCTCTTCTTCAGGTGTCGGCCCGGCTTCCGCCTCGACAATCTCCGCCGCTAGGCTCTTTCTCGGCTTTGTAGGTGGTGTATCGACGGGCACGCCTTCAACTACCTTCTCGCTGTTGTAAGGCGCGTCCTCGTTCACGAAGATGTTAGTTACGGACGCGCTACTAGGCAGGAGCTTGTAAAGTCGTCGAATCGCCGTCTTGCAAGCCATTTCCTCATACCGGGAGTTCCAGGGTAGATCAGGATTGTTCTTGTCCCGCTTATTCTTCATGCTGAAATCTTTGGCGGCATCGATTTCCTTTCGATTCAGCACGACGCAGAACACGCTTTTGCTGCGATATTTCTTAGCTACAGCATAGACGCCTCTCAAATTCCCTCGATCGCCGAACCAGTCAACGATATGCTCTGGCGGCTTCCCGGTCGCAGGATCGAACCGAAAGGTATCCTTATCCATTATTTTCTGCGCAGTGATCCATTCAATGATCCCTGCGTTATGGATACGCTTGAGCAGGCCACCAACCATAGGGACGTAGGTTGCTTTCTTCTGATACGGAATTATAGCGGCCTCCACACCGTCCGGCATCAACCCATCCTCGGCGGCTCTCTGGCACGCTAGGTATAGACTCGCTCGATCGCACCCGAATAGGGATGGACTGCGCATGGCTGCGGTAACCACACAACGGGCAAACTGCCTAGCCGTTATGTTGCCCGGCAACGCGCTGTCGAATCCGTTAACGACCGGCACTAGGTCGCGGCGTAAATCCTCGGCTTGGGCAGAGATCATTTTATTTGGCATTGGGTTTCATCTCGGTTACTCGGAAATTCCTATGCCCACGCTTTCCTCCATAGGTTTTTCCTATCATATCCTGGGTTATCCGGGTTGGCTCCGTGTCCTTCACCATCCCACAGGATAGCGTTAGATTCCCCCCTAGAACCTTGCACACGCCATCTCCGATGAGATGCAGTACCTTGGCCTTGATCGATTCGGCGGACGCCGTGTGAGCCTTTGCGTTGTCCCTGGCGGCCTGATAGCCTTTCATGAGCGACCATATCTCGCTATCCTCATCGACCTTCAGGATTTCATCGCCGGACATCTGGTGGATTGACGTTATAAAATCGGCGTCCCGCTCGAAGTCCGGCTCCGGCTCACGCCCGGAATCAACATCACTCCAAAACCGCTTAATCCGGTTCCGTAGACCCAGGCCAATTCTGGGAATTCTCGATACTGGGATCAGGTTAAGATCATTACCGCCGAACAGCACGGCAATGTGGGCACCAGGCCGTTGCGTTAGCTCCAACTGATGTTGGACCTGCACTTCAATGTGCGGTGGCGGCTCAAGCTCGCCTTCCTCGTTTTCCCATTTGTAGCGTTGGTCAAAGGCCACATTTTTAATCTCCAATATCCTTCCGGCCAGCTTCCCGTTCGTGATCTGATAGTCAAAGCTAGCCCCGATCCTCGCTTCCCCGTCCCGGCAATACGCATTCAATCTCTGTACATGGCAGCCGATCTCATCCGATGCCCATTCGGCAATGGCAGGCTCTAGATACGTTCCGGCCCGCATCCTTTCATTCTCCGGTATTTCTACGACCCGCCCATCTCGCTTGCGGTGGAATAGATCAAATTCCGTATGGTAGGGGCTGAGCCCGAACAGAGCGGCAGACTCCGTGCTGGTCACGTCCTTTGCTCGTAGCGCAAGCCATTCTTCCTTGCTTTCAGTTTTAATATATTCAGTGGACATATCAAAATTCACTTTGAATCTTAATGACTTGCTCCCGAGCAGATTCCCTTTCCTGATCTGTAAATCCATCTCGATACGCAGGATCGCTCATGCACTCCAATTGACCAATCGCTCTCCAAAACGCCCCCATCCATTCGTGCACATCGCCCATAGTCGGGTTAGGACGGAGATATTTTCTGTTCTTCATGGTCTGACTCCTTACGATCGGAAACCCAAAGCCTAGACATCCGGCACGCACCTTGAATCTCACCCTTGGTGATCCTAAACCATTTTTTATTTGCGTCGGCCAGGGCACTTTTAACGTCCGGGTAACTGCCGTGTAGCTTGCACTTGACAACCATGATCTCACGCCGGACCTCACCGGAAATCTCGGTGGACGTACCCGGCATTTCAATCAGGTAGATTCTCGGGTATTTAGTTCGTTTGAATGACATTAGAAATAGTCCTAATCTTCTTCAAACCGGCGCACGCCTCCGGTCGTGAATTCTTTTACCTCGACCGACATAACAAGACCGGTTGTCCTTGGATGTGGCGTTAATTGACGCCAAAAAATCTCGCTCATTTTGATCGGAGGGATAAACGATGAGCCTCCGTCCCATTTTTCAACCCTAGTCAGAAAGTCCTCTACCGTATCCAATATACGGTCCCATTCCTGATCAAAATCTTTGATTGCTTGTCGCCTTTTAACGTGCATGGCGTTACCTCCCCTCCTTGTAGTCAATCATATTGTCAATTTTCCTTCCAATTGCATTGACAATAAAATACTCAGCCCTTGCTATCTCCACATCAAGGGCACTGGTGCTCTCCGAGCAAAACATCCTGATCTTGTCTTGACGGACCAAGTTCAAGACCTCGGTCAGCTCATCGCGGAATTTCACCAACTCTTCTTTCGTGCGGTCCTTAATCATTTTCATTTTCTCCAAAGGTAAACGTAATCGCGCAGACTCCAGTCCGACTCGGCTGGTTCTCTTGATTTCTATCATTTATATTTATCCCCTAACGCCTCACTACGCAGATCAAGCATGGCCGTAGTGAGGGCCTTATTGTTTATTTCAATGTGGCAAGATTCCAAAGTCTCATCAAGGTTCCATGCCGCAATGTCCGTCCCGTGGAAAAGAGCTTCAATGTCGGATTCGTCGTCTCCGACATTCGGCCAATCTACCCATTCTCCGTGCATGGCTCCAAGGATATACTCGTAAGCCACAGTATACGAATCTTCATAGTTAAGTAACACCTGCTTAGGCATATCTTTCATAATCCTCTCTATAGAGTCTTTTCTCATTCAATACAACATCCAAAACGGCTTTTCTATCTATGTATAGATCATACTCCATCTTGACGGAGCTGGATATGTCATCAATACATTGACTTGCCGTATTGGTCATATAGTCTTCCTCGCTAAGCAAGGAGGCATAACTGTCTACGATGATATTGCTTGTATTCCTCCCAATTCTCCTTCCGATGAGATCATTCAATGGGTCATCCGGACCGTCCTCGTCGAAATCCTCCCAGAGGTCCCAATCGTCCCAAAGTTTGAACCAGGAATCGATTACCTTTTCGATCTTAGGCACTTATCCGCTCCTTAACTTGATGCTCGCGGTATACACGGACCACATCACGCAGATTGCGCACCATGTCATCCGGGAGGCGGCCCTCCCTAACATGTAAATCGTCTACGTCCAGGCAGAGAGCATCCGCTAAGGCGATAAGCAGATCGCTACCTGCCGGTATGGCTACCTGGCCTAGCTCGATCTGAGATATATATTGCCGCGATACGCTGACACAATCACCTAAGGACTGCATGGACTTGCCAAGTCGGCGTCTTTCCCGCCGGATGTAAGCACCTATCTTGTTGCGACTATGTAACATTACTTACCCCTGTCTGGATTGTTGTACATATAGTAATCCGCACTTTCTTGGTTTGTCAACAAGAATTTTCTAAATTTGTAAATAATTGAAAACTTTAAATTATTTTCGAGATTTTCCCGATTCGGATTATGTTTTCATCCAAACTTTAAAGACTTGCAACTTCAGATTTTCCTAATATTCCTATACAGGATTACATAATGGGAATAACCACAAAATGCTATACATTACAACGTCTTACAGACAGGCGTCAAGAAAAAACGACTCCTTATATATATGCGCCCTGGTCAGCTCGCCCGGACCGCTGGGCAGGGAAAAAAATGCAAAAAAAAATCAAAAAATGTCTTGACACCTTGTCAATTGATGTTATACTTATCTCCAACGTCAGCGGGGAAATAAGCATTACAACCGCCCGCCAGCGCGGCGGGCCAACGAGAGACAGAGCCATGACCAAACTAGATTACTACGAATCCCAAGAGCGGGCGCGAGAAATCCTGTGCGATCAAATCGCATTAGATACGACTAACCAAGACATCAAGCGATCAGTCCTCAGCGCAATAGAGGACTACAAAGCAGAATTAGACGAGGACCTCGTCCCGGAGGCGCTTTGGGACTACGCGATGGAAACGCGCGTGCGGATGGTCGCCAAGCATATCATGCTCTGCGGCATGGATAGCTACTTACGCTATTACGATCACCCGGATTGCCACCGCCTAGAGTGGGACGACATGTCGGTCTAATAGGACGATGCCCAAGGACGGGCATTATTGACCCACATCATGTATCTTTTGTCTAAAACCAGTTGACATCAAATTACCATCTCGATATACTAATATCCAACGTAAGGGATGACAGACACCCAAACCCAACAACAGAGAGCAAAAAACGATGAGCAAAACATACACATCTTGGGATGAGGAAGGCAATGAGATCATTATGACCGAGGCGGAATATATGGCCGAGCAAGCGCAATACGCCGCTAATGCGGCGGCGCACCTCGCCGAAGCCAATGCCAAAACGCAAGCCAAGGCAGATCAAGAGGCGGCACGGGAGGCGGCCAGCCAAGCCAGAGTGGAGGCGGGCAACTATCTGGCCAAGAAAATCCGCGCGGACCACAAGTCTTACGGATACGCGCAGGAAACCGCAGACGAGATGGCGATCCACTCAATCAAGCGGGACCGGGACATCGAGCGCAACGTCCGCAACCATCTGCGCAAGACCCGCAACCCTAACAGCTATTACGGTCGATTCATTTGACCCAAACCCAGCCCAGGGACGGGCACCACAAAGGCAAACCCCAAATGATCTACCTAGACTACACCGCGAGCCAAGAATACACGTTGACAGCCCTAAACGACTATGACGACTGCGAGCGCATAGGCACCTTGAGCGACGAGGATATCCGGCTTATCACCGACGATATCACCGATAATTTAGCCGATCAAGGCTATCAGATCGATTGGTGGGGCGCCCGCGAGCAGATCACTACTCTCCGAGAGGAGGCGAGGTAACAATGACACCCAAAAGCGTATTGAGCAAGGTATTGGATCGAGTGCAGACAATCGCCGCCGAAACCGAGGGCGCGCTGGAAGCCATGCAGGCCGGGGGCCACGCCTTGGCCCAAGTGGCCGAATCAGACGAGGAGGTCAAGACATGAGAGATGCCATGACGATCTGCCGTGCAGATGTTGACGAGCTGAGACGCATCATCCAGCACATCGATGTTGCCGCTAAAGACTCGGCCCAAACCATAGAGGCGATAGCCCACGCCTGCGGGCAGGGGCCGTGGCCACTCAGTAAGGATTTGGAGTGGACACGGAATCTCTGTGAGGCTGCCCAAGCCATACTCGATCGCAGCTTGGCCGACCATGCGCTTGTGGAGACAAAATGAGCACTAATTACTACGTTATCGAGCGCGAGTTAGTTGGCCCCAATATCCCCCGCCACTGGCGCGAATCCGGGATACAAGTAGGTGGCCGCAGGGTCACGATCGAGACCACGCAACCGCACCTATATGGGCACACCGAGATCGACGGACCTGTCGGGGAGATCGACGGCGTAGCGATCCGGGCGCATGGCGAGTACGAGTCCTACAATGACGCCGTTGAGGCGGTCCGCGACAAGTGGACCGGGGTTAAGGCACTCGGGCGATACACCAACCATTGGCTAACCGGTAGCGACACAGACTATCTGCGCGGTCGTAGTATGGCCTTTAGTGTCCGCGCCGATCGCAAGCGTCCACGCCGCAAAGCGGCTTGACACAAATCAACTTTTAGCCCAGGGACGGGCAAATGAGGAGCACCACTATGGCCAACCAGACACCCAAAGACGAGCTGCGCCATGTTATGGACGCGATCGAGGTGCGCGTCACTGACGCACAAAAGATGATATCAAAAATAGAGTCTGCATACGGATACGGCCAGTGGTCCATAAGCGAGGACTTGGTCGAGGTCCAACGCCTGCGAGAGCGGGCAATCAACATCATCAATCACGGCTTGTAGCCTATAAGCCAGCCCATGGACGGGCACACAACACCATCAAACCAGAGACCAGGCAAATGACCAACTGCATAATCAACACCATCAATGACATGACCACCGAGGATAAAGTCAAGCTAAAGTACCTGCTAGACTACGAGACCTACAGTCTCGCGGAAACACTACAGCGGTATAAGGATGTAAGGCTCCGCAAAGTCAATAGGATGGATGCCCTGTCGGCACAGGCGGGCGTGAGACGTAACCGCAATATCCAGACTATCAGCCGTGGAGATGTCGGCTGGCTGGTCCTCAACGCCCGCGATTTCTGACCCCTAGAGAGGCTAAATATGGCAAGAGACCGATTTTTTGTGCTCGAACGTGAGATCGTCGGGGCGACGGATGCCGTAAAGCGGATTAACTACTTGATAGCGGTACCCACCACAAGATGTGGCGACGTGGTAAATACCAAATATGCCGATCAAGTGATATTTTATCACACGCCGCTTTTGCAACCCGGAGAAACCCATGAGTGATCACACGTACAACGGCACATTAGCCGAGTGCGCTAAACACATAACCATCGGACATGACGATATGGACGATTGGGACGCAGGTGAGTTGTTGGATAACTTGCTCAAGTACGTCGATTGGCAGGCGGTGGGGGAAGACTATCTCCGCAAAGGAGATATAGAGCAACTGCAACTCAATCAGTGGCTGATAAAATGATCCAACGAGCCATTTAATCAGCACCGGCCCCGCAAGGGGCCATAAACCCGGAGATGACACATGATCCAGTGCAACAAACCACTAACTATCTATGAGGATGATATAACCTCTCTACGAGAGGTCATCGGTAATCTTACCGACAAGGCAACCTGGGCATATCTGGAGCTGGAGCACCAGCACAGGGGCACCATAATGGTGGATGATTACGAGCTTGCACGCAGTCAAATTGATGACTGGTGGCTGCAAGCAGATAAGATACTAGACGACGCGGAGGGTAAGTGATGAGCTACACTCTCAGCGATGAGCAGATTGATTTTATCCGCTCCGCAGAGGCTGATTTAGGACGC